TATCTGTAGGATAAAACAACTTATTAACTTCAAATTTTTCAACCCATTCTAGTTGATTGGTATACCATTCATCATGTTTTTTTATTTCGTTTAAGCATGATTGTAATAAAAATTCAGGTAAAAAATTGTCAATTACAATATATGGGAAAGGTTTTGCGGTTCTGTATTGAACTTTAAACTTTTCAGATATGGAATAATCAATCATAGTTTTCGTTTTTCTTTTCTTGTTAATTTCATGAAAGGTTTAAGGAAGTTTACCCAAGCCTCATCATTCTTAGGTAGATAATTAAAGAGACCGTCTTCCATCATCAGTCTCATTAAATTCTTATATCCTCTGTCGGTGGGGTCAATTGTATCGGTGTGAATTTGTTCTACCAATTGTTTACCCTCATCTGTGATTAGAGGTTCGTGAAGGTTAACAATTTTGGAATTTATTCTGTAGAACTCTTCTCCAAGTATACCGCTTTTTGTCTTACCAGTCAAAATATTTGATAAACTTTTAATAGGTTTCTTTTGCGGGATATTTTGGGCATTATCCAATAATTCTTCGACACTGCAGGATTTTTCCAACATTTGTGGGAATAATTTAACAAGGGTTTTTTCACCCAAACCCTCGATACCATCAATGTTATCTGATTTGTCTCCTGTAAAGATTTTACACACGGTTACATTCTGATGAGGAATGTCTACTTTGTTAATTGAAATCTTGTCACCGTTTTTGAAATATTGTTTGTGAATTGGAGAATAGATGGTAACCCTTTCTGATATCAATTGGGTTAAGTCTTTGTCTGCAGAAAATATAATAATCTTTTCTTCTGTGGCTATCTTACAATAGTGAGCGATAAGGTCATCGGCTTCATTGTTTATCATCTCGACCTGTCGCACGAATACTTCCTCCAAATACGTCTTTACTCTTGCCTTTTGTTGCAAGTAAGATTCATATTTGTAATCATTCATATCCTGTCTTCGGTTTCCCTTATACAATGGATATATACTTTTTCTTATTGAGGAGTTGGAATCTCCATCCCAAAAGACTACGACTTTGTCGTGGTTGTGTTCATCCAAGAATCGGCGAAGAGTATTAATAAAATGATAAACACCCCCAACGTGAGCCCCATCATTATAAAGTTCTTTAACACCGTGAAAGCCAATCTTAAAAAGGTTATCACCATCTACCAATAAAGTTTTAGACACATAGTTTATTTAAAGGTTACTAATCTTCTCTTTCTTCTTTCAAGTCAAAGTCACCGTCTGTTCCGATAATATCTTTCCAATATTCAGCATACTCCTTCTTGTATTTTTCAATTGAAGCTTTCTCCTCAGACGCTTCTTTTCCTGCCAAGAACCCGTGTGGTGTAACGATGATTCTACCATCATCAAATCCTAATCCATTGATGTGATTCTTCAACACAGATACTTTACTTCTTACTGCAAACTTAACACTTCTTTTGTCTTTAGTCGCAGTAATCTTAGTTGTTCCAGCACCCTTTTGATTACCAAATAAGAATACCAATGATGAGTTTAACCATACAGCGTTTCCACCTTTAGCCATAATCTTTGGTTGACCAAATGGATTATCAGGTAATTCAACCCAAGGTTGATTGATGATAATCAAAGTATTTTCCCATTTAGAATCTGACTTTCTTGAACCAGAAATTCTTTGGTTGATACCCATACCAATTTTGTCTGACAATACAGATGCGTTGTGTTGCTTACCACCCTTACCATCATATGTCATCTTACAAGGCACAGACCCTACAGAATCCCATATAAAACATAAGCTTGGTGATTGTATCCCATCTTCATCTTCGTAGTCTAATTCACCCTTCTGTTGAGCATCTAACAAAGAGTTGATGTAGTCGGTAATTTGTTCGATATAATTGAAGTTATTATTGAAGATGAAAAATCCACCCCAATCCATTTCTCCTGTTTCTTCGTCAACAATTTCCTCACATTCAAAACCCATAAGTTTTGCGTGGTCGAATGACCATTTCTGTTCTGTGATAATAAACACAGGAAGAATCTTTTTCTTTTGACAGTCAACAGCCGCTTTGATTGCCGCAGTTGTCTTACCTGTATCTGAGTGACCCAAGAACATATTCAAATGTCCAACGGCAGGACCAGGAAGTCCAACGGCATCTAAAAAATCTTCACCAAGGTCAAGGAACCTTTGAGGTTTATATTTTGCTGAAGTTGAGAACTTCTCTTTTACTTGATTGAAATTAGTCTTCTTGATTGCCATTTAATATTCTTTTGATACTGGGTAATTTATTTGTTTTGTTTCGGTTGTAAAACATTGTGTCCTCTTCATATAATTCTCCAATCTCGTCCTCATGAAAGGTAATCAACTTTATTAGCATGTCATCCTCATCGTCGGTTTCTTCTCTCAACATACCAAACAAAACAGTATCACCCACTTGTTTGTTTCTACCCGAAAAATAATTTTTGTCTTTTAACTGACTGAAAAACTCGAAAGACAATGTTTTATTGTCTCTGATTTGTAATTCAATTTCTTCTTTGAAAGTCATATTAATAATAATAAAATGGGTGGGGACGAGCCCCACCCGTTATAAATTAGAATGGTAAGTCTGTGTCAACTTCTGAGTTTTCCTGTGGGTCAGCCATCTTTTCTTTAGATTTGCTACCACCACCAACTGTAGTAGTTTCAACAGATGAGTCACCATAAACGTAACCACCTTTTTCACTATCCCACTTTGGAGTTTCTCCACGAGCGATTGCTTCAAGATACTCTACAGGTTTTTTAGAATAAACATCAGTCCAAGATAATTCATCTTTAACCCAAGCATCTGCTTGTTCTTTTTCTTCGTGAACTGCTGTTGGGTCATCATACATGATTGTTGATACACTTGTGTATTCTTTACCTGCAGGTGTTTTCGATTTGGTTAACTCGATGATAAGGTCACGTCCTTTTTCAGCGTCAGTGATATCACCTTTGTTTCTCCAAATTGGAATGATTTTATCTAAGATACCATCATTCTTATAATTGTGTTTAAATCTCCAAAACTTTGGACCATCTTCTTCGTGGTCTCTATCGATTACTTTTACAATATAGAACTTACGAGACTTATATTGTTTCGCTAATTCTTTGTCAGATTCTTTACCTGTTGACATTAACTCTTCGTAAACCTCATTTAAAGGTGAACGTTCGTTGTCATTTTTTCCTGGGTCATAGAACTTTTGCCATTGACCACCTACTTGGATTTCGTGATACCAAGCTTCTTTAAATGGTGATGAACCATCTTGAGTAGGAAGGATTCTTACTCTTCTTTGTCCTGATTTCTCTTTATCACCAAGGATTAAAGCGAAATACTTTTTCATTCTTTCGTCTTGCGACATTTTACTTTGGGCCCCGCCCGATGCGTTTTGTGATTTCTCATACTGTGCCAATACGGCGTCTAATACATTACTCATTTTTTAAATAATTAAAGTGTTTAAATTGAATTATAAATATAGTTGAAGATGACCCTTATGTCAAATAAAAAAGGTCATCTTTCGATGACCTTCTAAATTTTTTAAGATGGTTCTTGTCCCGGTTGGAACGAGGTCCTAATATCTGTTGGATTGATGTCCTCAACTTCATCTGAAGTTAAAACATAATCTTTTTTACCTGTCTTTTCCATTTCAATTTTTTTGTCATCAAAGAAGTCTGATAACTTTTGATTGAACGGATATGAATCATAAGTTCTTAATTCTAATTTTTCTTGTGGAGTTTTCTCTCTATACTTCTCAATCTTATTTTCGATAGTATTGAGTCTATTCATTAGAGCATCCATCTCAGATAATTTTGCCTCTAACTTTGAAATTTGTCCGAAAAGGTTATTAAAATATTCATCTTGTTTTTTCTCAATATTCTTTTGAGAAGTCACAAGGTCAGTAATTTCTAACTCTTCAGTTCCGTCTCCTTCTTCTCCTTCAACAGATTCACCTTCAGCATCTAATTTCTCTACATCGGGGTCGTTCTCGATATCGATTTTTTCAGGAGCCGCAGGAGCTGCTGGTGCGTCAGGAGCTGCAGGAGCACCTTCACCCGCACCAGTTGGTGGGATTGCCGCAGTCACTTCATCAGCAACAGCATCTGTTGGTGGTAATGGAGCTTCTTGCTCACTTATGTATTTATTGATACTTTGGTATCTTTTGATTTCACTTAGAATCTTTTTATCTAAACTCATTTTATTATCCGTTTAATAATTGTTTTATACCGTGTGCGGTCTCAACTTTAACTTTTCTGTTGGTGTATACTTGATGTCCCGCTCTTTCTATCAATCCATCTTTTTCTCTAACAACATAACATTCGCCTGTGTCTAAATCACAAACTTCTTTTGTTCCGTTACCGTTGTCTTGCTCAGAAAATCTTACCGACTTTCCAAGGTA